TGAAACAAACTGTCGCATACATTTGCAACTGATTTATTTCCTTGTGATTGATTTATAATCACACTACTTACTCCGTCGCCAGTTAATTTAGCGTATGGAGGAATCAGTATGGGGTTTGATATTAAATAAGTACCGCCAGGAAAAACAATAGTTCTTCTTGCCCTTGCTTCAACAGGACTAACTGTTGATTTGTAAATTTGTTGCAAGGCTCTATTAATAGCACTTGTGTCATCAGTGGTGCCATCACCTAATGCACCAAAATCTCGTATGTTTACAACATCGTCAAATTTTTGTTGATAATTTCTAACAATTGGTGCTAACGAACTTGGACCAGTTTGAGCATCGTAGCCTGCTGCATTACCTACAAATGTATAACTAGCAAATGCTGTGTTAGATGTAACGCCTATTATAGGCGCCCCTTCTTCTAGTGTTCCGTTACCTATGTATAGTTGTCTAGTATCTAAACTCCATCCTAATTCTGCAGCGGACAATTGAGGCAAATCTTGCTCAAGTCCGCGTCGATGTTGAATTCTACTTATTTGTGTAACAGCCATGCTCAATCCTAATTTATCTTGTATTTAGCTATAGTAAGTTTACAATTGGTCAATTGGAATTATTTCAAATTTCCAGTTATCTTTAAGTTCATGTCTGTTTAAGTGTCCATTAGTCCACTTTGGACCAGAGAATCCGCACATATTACATACTTTTTCTGGTGCTTTTTGCGTGTCAAACCAATCTTTTATTTTATCTAGGCTGGCATTCATATCTAGGTAGCTATAATTTTTTAGGTAAGGCACCCATTCTTTGCTTTCTGTCAAATTAAATGTGTTTAGTGTGTGTCCTAATACCGCAACTGTTGGACATTTATACAACCGGCCATTATATAAATTTACAAAAGATTTAGCCTGGCAAAATTCGTGATTGTCTGAATACCAGATATCATTATAATCATAAAACGGAGTTAATGTATTTTCGGCACCTTGATAATGTGCTTGCCAGTAAATTTTGTGTTGTTCACAGGTTGTAATTCTTATACGCGAATCCACATCGTCGATATCTATACGCCACCAACTTTTAAAGATTTCTGGTTCATCAAGCCAAAGATTCCAGTAAATTGTTTTGTTAAGATGTTTGGTCTGTAGTGATTCTAAAACTAATTTTTTTAATTTTTCAACATTTTTCAAAACCATGGAATAATATGGTTCATGTCCGGTTTGAATGCTAACAATAAATTGAGGTTGAATTTGTTCTGTAAATAGTTTGTCAACCTTATCAAAAAGTGTGTTTAGATAATATCCGTTAGTGTTAATCCTTAATCCCGCTTTAGGCCAAAACTTTCTTATTGCCAAGCACCAATCTAAAAATTGAGGATGCAGTAATGGTTCTCCACCAAAAACAGTTACCTCCTCGGGGTCTAGTCTTTCTGACCAAAATTGCAACCAATCTAAACTATCTTCTAACTTAACTAGGCCTTTGATACGTTTACTATCTGAAAACGTCAAACACCCGCCGCAGCCCAGATTACAAGACCTAATTATTGGTATGTCTAAAAACTTAAATTTAACTTTGTCCATTAAAATATTTACTTAACTGTGGCACAACAGTAGTAATTGACTCATTTCTATTTTGATCAAGTAAGCGAGTGTATCTTATAAAATTACCAAATTTTTCTTGTTGGAAATTGTTTTGTTCTAGTATTGATATACAATTTTTAATTCCTACAGCTGGAAATTCATTTGCTAAAGTTAACGTGTGTTTTAAATCAGTTATTAATTTAGGTCGTAAGTCGTAAGGAACGTTTTCTATAAATAGTTCTTCAATATCATTCACTATATTGATACTATGATTAACAGAGTATTTTGAAAATTCTAAATTAATAAAGTTTACTAGATCTTTTAAATTGAAAATATTATACATGCTCACACATGTAGAGAACATTATATCGTGATTACTAAATTTTTTAATATTTTCTTTTACAATTTCAAAATTTGATCCGTGTCTAATATAATCATTTACGTTATTTGTTCCGTCGATTGAAACTACTAAAGTTAGATATTTAAATCTGTTTAATAAATTAAAAAACTTATCATTGACAACATTAAGACTGGTGTTAATTAGTATTGTTATTTTGTCATTGAAGTTAGCTACTTGTTCTAATAAATGTAAATTTAAGTTTTCTACAAGCGGTTCGCCACCAGCCAAATAAATTTTTTGTATGTCGCTGTGTAAATCGACTTCATGATTAATCTTATGATTACTTACAGTCCAAAATTTTTCAGGCCACTTATCAGTGAGTTTTTTATATTCCGCATTTATAGCACTGCTACTAGAACTATTGCACATCCTACATTTTAAAGTACAGGTGTTACTATACCTTAGGTCATAACTTATAGGATGCATAAGTTGTTGAGAACTGTAATTATCTAAACATCTTTCAATGGCATCGTGAGTGCTATGCCATTTAAGCCATGATGTGTTTTCCCTGATTCTAGGGCTAACCATGCCTTGATCTTCTTGAGAATAACAAGAACTACATGCACTATTTCTAATATTATTAACCATGGAATATCTTAACTCTTTCATTTTTGAAGAGTTAAAATTTTCTAGTGAACTATTGCAAACTTCGTTAGGGCCTGACTGAAGTTGATCACCATAGCAACAAATATGATAAGTGCCGTTAAACTTTTTTTCTTGATGAATAAATGGCAATATACAGAAAGTTTTACTTTCATTTAATGTACTAAGATTCAACTTCATCTTTTAACTGATAATATTGTGCTACTCTTTTCATCCATTGATCAGACCAATATTGAAAATCTTTGGCTTCTAGTACAAATTCTTGATATTCAGGAGTAGCCGAATCACTTTCTGGCCGGGCGCACATGAGAATAACTCCTGAATTGATCTGTGTTCCATATGTGTCGTTGTGAGCTGCTGCATATGCCGCGAGCTGTAGAAAATAATCTCCAATCCATTCTTGCTTTTTAGGTTTATTTGTTTGCTTAAAATCCAGGATCGCAGCTTGTCCTCGCCAGACTCCGATACAGTCAGTAGTACCAGCATAAAGCCCAGAATAGTATAAAGGCACCTCGCAACCCCAATATTCATCAACATTGCCTAATCCTTCTAGGATAACTTGTGCTGCCATAAACCACGAAGGTTGTGCAAACGGATTTGTAGGAAACTCGCCTATATCATCTGTTTTAATATAACGCTCAAGATAAGTGTGCATCCTGGTGCCGCGATTGGCCGCTTCGGTGGTTATCTGTTGCGCTCGTTCGTGTCCCACACGATCTTTCCATTCTCGTAGTTTTTGTTTGGCTTCTTCAGGTTTAGTTTTATCTAAAATAGTAGTGACACTAGGAACTTTTGACCCATCTGGAAGACAATAGTGTCTCTTGCCTTCAACACTTTCTCTTGTCAAAGGCGTATAATTAAATTTTTCTGTTATCATTTATACTCGAAAACTTTCGCCGCAACCGCAGCGATCACGTTCTTTGCTGTTTATAAAATCAAATCCTTCGTTTAGACCTTGTCTTTTATAATCCATAGTCATACCATCAATATATGGTAAGTCTTTGGGATTGACATATACACTTACGCCATTTGATTCATACTTGACTTGTTCATCTGAAGGTTGATCAATATATTCTAACTTGTATGCAAGACCTGAGCAGCCAGTGGTTCTTACTCCAATTAGAATACCAGCACCATGACCTCTACGGTCTAGTTGTTGACGTACTTTTTTAGCTGCAAGCTCAGTTAATTGTATCATGTTTAGATTTGTAGTCTGCTAGTGCTGCTTTAATAGCATCTTCTGCTAGAATACTACAGTGTATTTTAACCGGAGGTAACGCGAGTTCTTCCGCAATGTCCGAATTCTTAATTGAGTCCGCCTCATCGAGACTCTTTCCTTTAAGCCAAGTAGTGACCAACGACGACGATGCAATCGCCGAACCGCAGCCGTATGTCTTAAATTTTGCATCTGTAATTACTCCATCATCTACTTGAATTTGTAATTGTAATACATCACCGCATGCCGGAGCCCCCACTAGTCCGGTTCCTACGCGAGGATCTGCTTTATCTAGTTTACCTACATTTCTTGGATTCTCGTAATGATCCAAGACTTGTCCGGAATAAGCCATAGATTTTTCTCCTTGGAATTATTATAAACTATTTAAGATCGTTTTGCAAGAGCTGACTTAGCCATTGAATCCACTGTGCGTTCGGGCGCAGTTCTAGGAATTTCTTGCCCAATTTCAACTGGCATATCCGTATCATCTTGAAATGGTTGTAAGTATACATACTTCACACCAGATGAATCGTCTTTAACATCTTTAATTAAGTTTTTGATGTCAGGATTGGATTTGTATGCATCTAATAAATTTTCAAGATTGAATTGTGTTTCACCTTGAGTTTGCACTAGATTAATAAGACTGTCAACTCTGATTCTTGGCTGGATATGTGTATCGTGTGCTCTATTGCGTAGGAACTCTAGCGTGGTTAGCAAATTTGCATCACCACGCCCGTCGGCTTCGTCTTCGAGAACTTCGTCTATGTATTCGTCGAGGTCCTCGGTGATTACTTCCTTAATACGCATTAACGCTTCTCTCTGCCTACAACATTAGGACCAGCAGCGGCATCAGTAGCAGCAAAACTGTCAGTATCCATATCAAGATCGCTACCCATTTCAGCCGGAGGCACTTCGCCAGGTAAGCCACCAGGAGCAGGAGCTCCGCCCATACCCATTGGAGCTGCAACTTGTTCACCAGCTAAGGCTCTAGCTGCATTATCAGCTGTGCTTCTTGCAGTGCTCAATTGAGTTGACATTTCAGCAAGTAATGGTTCCACGCTTGCCTTAAATGCATCGGCTTGTTCCATACCAATTTGGTCGCGGATGGTATCTAGTAAAGCAGGCATTTGCTCATTTTGCATTTTGCTTACTTCTTCGAGCATGTCTTGAATACTGTCAACCATGTCTTTGGCAGCTAGAATGGCTTGGCTTTTGCCCATTTCACTTTCCATGATTAA